CCCCAATCTCCTTCATGATCTTTACATACTCAGCAGCAACATTGCTATTTGCGATAACAATATCGTCACCAAGTACTGCATAATCAGTAAACCAACTTCTCCATCCCATCCGATAGGCTGCAAATTGCACTATCGCGTGATGTGTCATTGCCAACATCGCCCAAGACGAGAGCGCACCCATAGGCTGACCTACAGCGTACTTTACGGTAGCGTCCTTAAACTTTAAACCACCTTTCGGTGATTCTCCATCCAGGGAACTGAAGGCACGGGGACCAAAAGTCTTCGAAAAGGCTTGAGGTAACCGATACCATCTATCGCAAAGGACTGCACGCCAACTTTCTGCGTACGCCCGTCCGGTAAATGCCGCCAACAACCATTCTTGAAGAACCACTGGAAGTCTATCAGTCGCTGCTGACAGGTCGTATGAATAGACCTGTCTCACACCTTTAGTTTCACATCTCTCGATCAATTCCTTAACGGGTTTGACTTGGTCAAACGTACCGTCTTGGGGTATCTTTCTTAAGACTGCAAAGAGGGCATGGTGCAGTGGTGATAAAATCCACTGGGTAAAAATGTCCACCATCGCGAACAGTCGAATCTTTCCGGGTTCTTCCCGAGTCCCTAACGCACCTAAATAACCACTTGGATTGGTGGCTATTGGAGCCCCTTTACCAAAAGGATTCTCTCGTTTCCCACTACGGATGTCTTCCCGAAACTGTAACGTCTCGTTCCAACTAACCGCAGCGGAATCCCAGATAGGCCCACTCAGTAAGTGACTGCTCCCAGAGATCGTCGCAAGACCCCTAAGCATTGCAAGGAGCGTTGGTCTGGAAATCCAGGCCTCTGCGTCCTTCAAAACATTAGAAATCGAGGTAGACCCTCTAGATGAATTAGGTCCCGACTTTGTTATTACAAGTCGTCGGATATGCTTAACCAAATCAGTTATCACCCACCATGTTCTGTGGAAATCCTGGTGAGACCCATACACCTCACGAAAGTCAGGGTATGGTTTCTCCTCAGGCTCCCCAGTTCTGTCGGATAAATAATATAACTTAGTGGCAAATCTCTTAATCCCAAACTGGCTTAGCCAACGTATTAAGGTTCCATTTACGAAACCTCGCCACGCCCACATAAACTCATCTGAAATCTCAACACCAGGACTAATGATAGTTTTAATCGATAAACGACCACGGAAGACCAATACCCGATAAAGGGTAAACAGGCCTAACCATAGCCGAATAACCGAAATATCCCCACCTTTAATCCTAGCGCGATGACTAGCAGGTATAAGTCGAGGAAGCCCACCATGAGATACTGCAACAGCCGTCCCTCCATCTCGGGAGTTCAACAACTTCTTGCCGCTTATCGATCTTATTAAAATAAGATTGGCAGCCTTCAAGTAAATTGCTAAACCCCTTTGACCTTGAGACTTCGTTAACGCAACCGCAAACCTAGCGAATACGATGGAGGCTTTAACCCAACTAGTAGAGGAAGACCCTACGATTAACGGAATCACTCTTACGAATAATCCCGTCAACCGCGAAACGCTTTTTACAGCGTTCTGCCAAATAGACGAAGCAGTTTTCACTTGTAAAGGTGTTGCTGTTTTCATTTAAAATATAAT